CCCGGGCCCCAAACCCATAACCCGTTGACGAGCAAGGAGACCCAGACCATGAGCCACCACATCGACAAGCACGGTGAGCAGGCCGCCGCGATCTTCGCCCGCACCGACCCCTGGCACCGCCTGGGGGTGACCGTCGCCGGTCGGGCCTTCACCGCCCAGGAGGCGATGACCCTGGGACGGTTGGGCGGCTGGGACGTGCACAAGGTTCCGCTGACCGCCCACGAGCTCACCAGCGACGGTGTCACCGCCCTGGACGTTCCCGGGTACGCGACCGTGCGGACCAACCCGTTCACCGGGCACCCGCAAGCCCTGGGCGTCGTCGGCGCCGGGTACCAGCCCATCCAGAACGAGGAGCATTGCGAGTTCCTCAACCACCTGGCCGACGCCTCCGGGGCCGTGTTCGACACCGCCGGCTCCCTGCGCAGCGGGCGTCAGGTGTTCGTCACCATGACCATGCCCGAGCACCTCCTCGTCGGCGGGATCGACCGGCTCGACCTCAACATCGCCGCCCTGAACAGCCACGACGGCTCCAGCGCGTTCCGGCTGCTGCCGACCCCGGTACGGGTCGTGTGCGCCAACACCCAGGCCGCGGCCCTGCGCAACCACGCCGCCACCGTCAGCATCCGGCACACCACGGGCGCACGGTCAGCCGTCACCGCCGCCCGCGACGCCCTCGGCCTGACCTTCGCCTACACGGCCGAGTTCCAGACCCAGGCCGACCAGCTCATCGAGCAGGACCTGACCGACGCCGCGTTCGCCGACCTCGTGAAGGCCACGTTCCGCACCCCACCCCGGGACTCACCAGGGCGAGCCCGTGACCTCGCGCGCCGACGCTGGCAGACCCTGTCCCAGCTCTTCCACGACGCCGACACCCAAGACGGGATCCGCGGCACCGCCTGGGCCGGGTACCAGGCCGTCGTGGAGTATGTCGACCGCTACGCCCCGGTCCGCACCACCACCACCGACGTCGCCACCGCCCGCGCCACCCGGCTGCTCACCAGCGCGACACCGACGCGGATTAAGCACACCGCGTGGGCGACTCTCACCGGCACCCATCCACCGAACCGGTGACCCACTGATACCGAGGCCACACAGGACCCGGCACGAGAGCATTGCCTCCGCGCCGGGTCCTGTCACGTGTCACCCGCGTCGGCGTCGGCGTCGGGCTGCTGTTTGTCGGCGCCCTTGGCCAGTCGCCGCAGCCGGGCAGCATCGGCGACCGTGACCGTGCCGGCGCACCACCGCACGGCCTCCCCAACACTGAGACCCTCGGCCTCGACCAGCTCCGTCAGCGCCTGCCCGGCGCGCTGCTCACACTGCGCGACCCAGGCGGCGCGTTCCTGCAGCGCGAGCGCGACCTGAACACCCAGGGCGCTGCACCGGTCGTCCTTGGCCTTGCGCTCGGCCCGCCAGGTGCTCTGCCCGTCCAGCGCCGTGCGCCTCGCCCGGTTCCAGTCCTGTCGTCGGCTCACCCGAACCACCCTCTTCCCGGCTCCACTGTGGAAAGTGCCTTCTACTCCCTACGCACGTCGCGGGCCGCTTGGGGGCCACCTTCGCCGAACTTTCTCAGCCACGGTTCCCGGTGACGCCCTCCGCGACGGCTCTCCGACCACCCGAGACACCCCCGCCCCGCCGACTCCCGACGTCGAGCACACCCCTACCGCGCGACGCGAAAGTTCCTCCCCGACGCCGCGACCCCGCCGACGACCCCCGAAACGAAAATGCTCGTCAACTGCACACCTCATGCATCCAGGTAGTCAACGCAACCAGTTGGCCCCCAAGGGCGTCCCCGCATGCGTAGGGGTATATGACGATGAGTCTGCACAAGCTCACTGCCGGGACCGGGTACACGTACCTGACCCGGCAGGTGGCGGCTGCGGACCGCACCGGCGGGGCCCGGACCCCGCTGGCGACGTACTACACCGAAAGGGGTGAAACCCCGGGCCAGTGGGTCGGGTCCGGGGTGGCCGCGATCGACGGCCTGACCGTCGGGGACGAGGTCACCGCGTCGCAGATGCAGGCCCTGTTCGGGTCCGGGCTGCACCCGCTGGCGCAGCAGCGCCGGGAGCGGCTCGAAGGCCCTGACCTGACCGGCGCGGACTACCGCGCGGTCACCCGTCTCGGGTTGCCGTACAAGGTGTACGACGGCGACGTCACCGCGTTCCAGGTGCAGGTCGCCCAGCGCATCGAGGACCACGCCGCCTCCCTGGGGCACCCGCGCGACTACCCGGTTCCATCGCAGGACCGGGCGAGGATCCGCACCCAGGTCGCGCTGGAGTTCTTCCGCGACGAACACCACCGTGACCCGGTCGACGCCCGTGAGCTGTCCGGGACCATCGCCAAACACTCCCGGCCGCGCACGACCGCAGTCGGCGGGTACGACCTGACCTTCTCCCCCGTCAAATCCGTGAGCGCTCTGTGGGCGGTCGCACCCCCGGACATCGCGGCGCAGGTAGAGCTCGCCCACCACGACGCCGTCGCTGACGCACTGGGGTTCATCGAGGCGCACGCGCTGTATACGAGGGAGGGCGCCAACGGGGTGCGTCAGGTCGACGTCACCGGACTGGTCGCCACCGCGTTCACGCACCGCGACTCCCGCGCCGGCGACCCCGACCTGCACACCCACGTCGCGGTGGCGAACAAGGTGCAGACCCTGTCCGGGAAGTGGCTCGCGGTGGACGGGCGGATCCTGTTCAAGGCCAACGTGACCGCGTCCGAGACGTACAACACGTCCCTGGAGAAGCACCTGCGGACCCGCCTCGGCCTGGTCTTCGCGGAACGGGAAGGCACTGACCGGGGCAAGCGCCCGGTGCGGGAGGTCGTCGGGGTCGACCCGCGGTTGAACGCGCGCTGGTCCACCGGCTTCGCATCGTCCTCGTCGCGATTCTGAGTGTCTTCGCCCGCTGCCTTGCCATCGCCTTCCGGCGCATCGTCGCCCTTCTGCGGCTCTTCGTCGAACGCATCAGGATCGGACGCGACCAGCGCCGCGCGCTCCTCGTCCGTCATCGCGCTCGGGTGCTTGTCGTTCTCGCTCATCACTGAACCTCTGGTGGTGGGTTGTTCGGGCCGTCGCTCATGCCTTGGCGCAACCCGATCTCCGGGCTGGCCGGGTTGGCCGGCGTCAGCGGGTTGGTGTTCGTCGGGAATGGGTCGGCTTGCGGCAACCCCTCGCCCTGCAACTCGGGGACGATGGGCGTTGCGTCCTGATCCACAAAACCGCCAGACCGCAGCAGCGCATCGGCCAGCGCCGCTGCCTGCGGCGTGATGACGATGGCCTGCGCCGTCTGGAGCGCGCTGTACTGCGCCTCGATGGCCTTGGCCACCGCCTCGTTCTCGATCTTGCGCTTCTGTGCGCGCAGGATCGCCAGTTGCTCTTCTTGCGCTGGGTCTTGCTGCCCTGCTGACTCCTGCATCGCTTCGGCGATCTCGCTCTTGTCCGCCAGCGTGGATGCGCGAATCGCCACGGCGTCGGGGATGGCGATTCCCATCTCGCGCATGGCCTTGATCTGCTCGAACTCGCTGTTGTCGAACGTGACCTGTGCTGGCCGCTCGGACACGACCGCTGCGTACTCACCGATTGTCAGGTCGTTGAAGATCGACCCGTCGTCCTGCCGCACGTTGACCGCCAGCGGCTCCTGACGCTCGATCCCGAACGAGTCCGTCTCAGTGACCTGGATGATCTTCTCGTGACCCATGAAACGCTGGATCATCTCCAGCGCCCGGTCAGCAACCATCTGGCGAGTGCGGCTCAGGTTGTCCAGCACGATCGCCAGTTTCTGCTGGCTCGCGTACTGCATCGCCTGGATCGCCTTGCCTGAAAGGTCTTTCGTCTCCGGCTCACGCAGCGCTTTGTCGACGCCGGAAACCGTGTCCAGGAACCCGGCGGCGTACTGGATCATGTTGTCGATGCCAGTCGGGATCGGGTTCGGCTGGATTTTCTCCATTGCTGGCTTGCTGGCCTTGCGCAGCAGCACCAGCCCGTTTTCCGCGCCGCGAGCCACGAACTCCTCGTCTGTCATGTTCGCGAGCGACTCTTCCTCGCCCTGCCAGCCGCTGTTGGCGGACGTGTTGACCACATGCTCGTACTGCGACACGAACTTGTTGAGCATCTCCGTCGGACTGATCATGTTGTCCACCATGCCCAGCGTCTTCCCCCGCATGAAATACGGGAAGAACGGCACCACGGTGAAGTGGTCGTAGGGGCTGATCTGGTCGATGAAGCAGACCTCTGGCGCTGCAACGGTCCAGCGCACGCGACGGATGCGACGCTTGACCAGCGGGATTCCTTGGTCTATGTACCAAGCCAGCTTCTCGCGCGGCAGCCCCTCCACCGAACGGAACTCGGCGTTCGGGAACATCGCAACGAGCGTGTTCGCGTACTCGTGTTCCTGCTGGTCGATGACGCGATACCTGCGCATGTGCGCTGCGTCCTCGTACCAGCCCCAGCCGTTGGCGTAGCTTGTCGGCAAGCCGAATCCGCCGCGCTCCAGAACCTCGTTGCCGAAGTTCTCGTCGCAGTAGACGTGCGCGTTCAGCTCCACCTCGCGCGCCGCCGCCTTGCCGTACATGCCCTCGATCTCGCGCAGCGTCAGCCACCGCGTGATCCGAACGTCACTCCAGCCGTCCGGGTCGTAGCTCTTTCCGTCCGGGTCGGGCAACACATCCATCGGGTCCAACGGCGTGATTTTCAGGTCGCCGTTGATCGAATCCTCGTAGTCCATGCGCAGCTCAAGATAGCCGCGCTGCTGCACCAGGCCGTCGCGGAATGCCTCCGTCTCGCCCCACTGGTATCGCGTATTGTCCATCGCGTGCTTGAGCACCTTGCCCAGCACTTTCGCGGTGTGCTCGTTGGCAGGCGCGCCCTTCGGCAGGAACGCCACGTCCATCCGGTTCGCAATCTGATACCCGACGGCTGCATTGACTGTCGGCAGCACCATGTTGATCTCGCGAGCCGGCCGGCCCTGCGCCTCAACTGCCGCTCGATCCGCTGCACGCCACTGCCTCCCCCCGCCGAGGTAGAAATCCTCCAGGCGACGGGCGTGCAGCATGTAGTCCTGATGCCCACGGTGATAGACCTCGTGGAACCGCCAGAACACATCCCGTGCGCGGTCGCGGTTCGTCGTCGTGTCGGTCATCTCAGGCAGTCATCGGGTTTCGTGATCCGCTTGCGCGGGCCAGCAGTTTGCGTTTCCAATCCGGCTCGATGTCGCGCGCCTTGCGCACCGACGAAGGCGGGTGAAGCTCGTAATCGACCGCCAGCAGCCCGAAGCTGTCGGCTGCATGGCTCGACCAGTCGTGATTCGGCCCCAGTCCGATGTCACGCTTTTCGTCCTTCTTCTCGTGATACCAGCCGATGGCTTCTCGCCCGGCCTCTGTGCGCTCTGCGTCGAACCACATGAGCGAAAACCGGCGCCGTGCCGACTCGATGCGCGCTTTCGCAGCACCTCGCCCCATGTTCGGAATCACGACAACGGTGTAGCCGGCGCTCTGGAATGCGCCCTGGTAGCTCACCGCGTAGACCTTGTCCTGCGCCGCGCCGTCGTGCGGCAGCACGATCGTGGCGCTCGCTGGTGTATATCCATGCTCACGCAGCCAGCCAACATGCGCTGCCGCGTCCTGACCTTGCGCCTCGTAGTAGTCGAGGATGCGAATCTCGCGGTTGATCCACTGCGACACCCACATTGAGAAAGCATCCGACGTCCTGCCCGTTCCGCCAATGTCAACATGGACTCGATACGTCATCAGCGGGTCCGCGATCAGTCGGCAAATCCGGCCTTCGGCCTTCGCTTGTGCGAGCTGCGCTGCGTAATAGGCGCCCTGCACCACCGTCGCGAAAGCGCCCTCCCAGATGTGCTCGTAGTCGTCTGGCCGATCCGCCAGGTCGCGCTGCCGATCGCGTTCCAGCTTGTCAGGGAACCTCGGGTTATCCCGCCAGTTCATCTCGACGATCTTGACCAGCAGGTCATCGCTCGCCCGGAAGCGCTTTTCTACCGCTGCGTTCTTTCGCCTCGGGTTCCACGTCACCCAAAGCTCCGCATTCCACTCGCCGCCCTCTTCTCGCAGCGTAGGAATCAGGATCGACCACGCCTCATCCGTCACCGGTTCGGCTTCGTCAACCCAGCACAGCAAAATGCGCCCCTTGGACTTGATCGAGTTGATGCTGCGATCCAGGCCGGCGAAGGAGAACCACACGTTTCCGTCGCGGCTGCGGACGTATTTCTGGCCGATTTCGTAGTACGCCATGAGGATCGGCTCATCCTCGATCGCGCGCTTGACCTCCTCCAGCGAGGAGTCGTCCAGCGAGTTCATGAACTGGCGAGCGCACAAGAGCTGACCTTTGATGCCAGCCTGGCCGTAGCGCATGCCCTGGACTGCCGCCATCTTCGCGAACGAGCGGGTCTTCCCTGACCCTCGACCACCGTACGCTCCGCGCACGTCTGCTCGCCCGCGAAAAACCTCATGGAGCTTCGCAGGGATGCGGATTACAGCCTCGGTCATTCCAGGTCCGCCAGCCGGAACGTCGTGACGGTTTGGATCGCGCCACCGTCCGCGCCCGTGTGCTCCTGCGTCATCTTGTCGCCGTACTTTTTCGGCTTGAGCTTTGATGCGACCCACTTGCGGGCATCCACCCGCAGCCGGTTGCGCGCCACGGCGGTGGCATCGAGCGCCAGCGAGACATCATCGCCACCCTGGTTCGACACCACGACCGTTTCGTCGGAAATCGAGACGATCTCATCCGCCAGTGTCTCCGCTTGCTCTTCACGCGCATGCGCGTATTGCTCGCTGAAACTGGGATTCCCCGCCAGCCACCGGAAAACCGTCGCGATACTCGGCATACTGTCATCACGGCATATCGCTCTCAGCGACTCACCCTCGGCGATCCTTTCGCAGATGGCATCGCCAGTCGCCGGGCTGTACGGCATCGGCTGATTTCCGCGCGGTCGCTTTGGCTGTTTCGCCTTGGCCTTCTTGGCCGGCTTACTGCTCGTTGCCATCCTTCACCTGCCTCGAAGCCATCACGACGCCCTGGAGTCCTCGGACGTGGGCGTCACACTCGGCTCCGACTCGAACAATTCGAGCCGCAGCTTGCTCTCGTAGTCTGCTGGCTTCATCAGCGCGGGCGGCGGATTCGGCGGCTGCGGACAGCTCGGCGGTGGCCTGACATCCTTGCCAGTGCGCACGCAGCCGGACAGCGCCGCGCTCAAGATCAGCAACAACAGCACGGTGAGTTTCTTCGGCACCAGCTAGATCCTCTACATACTTGGCCGCGATCGCGTCGGCCTGGGCTTGCCACTCGCGCTCCTTCTTGCGGGCCTGCGCGACGGCAGCTGTCTGCGCGATGGCCAGCTTCTCGCGCGCCTGCACCGTTTCCATCCGGGCATCCAGTACGCGCACCTGCTGCACCGCCCACACGATCAGCGCCACAAGGGCGCACGCAATCATCGTCTGGACGTGGCTCATCCGAACAACCACCGGCGGAAGCTCGCGGACATGCGCGCCCAGCGGCTCGGCTCAGGC